CCGGATCGTCTGTCTCGACCTCGAAGGCTTTTCCTCCGCCAGACGGGATCTTGATGTGCTTGGCATCGATGCCGCCATCATCGTCCAGGTCGTCGAGTTCATCTTCCAGCTCTGCTCTGAGTTCCTCATCCATCGCCTCCATGCCGGTTACGATCTTGAAGTTTTCCACGGTTGCCAGTTCTGCTTTTGCCATATTCTTATTCCTCCTCATCTGCTGCATCTACGGATGCGTTCTTTACTACTTTGGATTTCTTGATGCTCTTGACACGGTAGCGGTTTCTGATTCCGTCCTCGCACGTCTCTGTGATGAAGTATCCGCTCTCGATTCCTTTGAATACGCAGAGGATGTCTTCGGTGTCAATTCTCAGGACTATAGTATCGCCCTGGTTCATTGCGTTGCCTTCTGAATCTGAAACTCTCACCTGTGTTACTTCGTGTACGGAGATTCCGCAGTTTGCTTCACTCATTACTCAGCGTCCTCCTGTTCTTCCTCTGCTTCAGCTTCCGGATCCGCTTCTGCGTCCTCGAACTGTCCCTCCAGATAATCTTCCACCGGTGTGGTGTAACTGCTGACTTCATCGTATAAGTCGTGCATGATTCTGTCCGCCTGCGCTGCGAGCTTGGTCGCCTGGAGTACCAGGCCGGTTGCTGCATTCTTCAGGCTGCTGGCTGCTTCGACCGCCTTGGCATCATCCTCTGTTGGAAGGATGCGCAGGAAGTCTTTCATGCTCTCATCTACCTTCTTCTGATCGAGCTTCATGCCTGCGTAGAACTCTGAAGCGATACCGTATCCGTCGTGGCGGTTCGATACCTTCGACTTACTGGTTTCCTTGACCTGCTTGCAGGCAAATTCCAGGGCGATGTTTACGTTTTCCTCAAGCTCGCGCTCTGATTCGAGGCGACAATCAAATTCTAACTGTTCCATGGTTTATTCTCCTTTCGCTCTTTTGAGTGCTTTGTTGGTTGACTTTCGTCTGGCGATGTCGGTCATCTCATAGCTGCTTACGACCTCATCCAGCTCCGGCGGCAGCTCTCCGTCGTTTTCTTCGGCGATTTCTTTCATCGCGCTCTGCAGGGATCCTGCATTGACGGTTTCTTTGATGAGCTCGCCGAGGCCCTGTTCTCTGAGTACCTCGAAGAAGTCCAGGCCGCGTTCCTGCAGGTAGGCTTCTCCGCGCTTGGAGTATTTGACCTTATCCTGGAGGCTGTAGATGTAGTCGCCGTATCCCTGGGACGGGATATCTTCGTCGATCATCATTTCTGCGATCTCTGCCTTCAGCTTATCGATGGCTGCATTGTTGTCCTTGGTGTCTTTGGCCAGCTGATCCTTCTTGTCGAGAAGCTCCTCGTACTGGCCGAGCATTTCAGTGAGTTTCATGGTTGGTTCCTCCTACTTTCTATTTTGAGTCCGCACTCTGTGCAGGCTGCTTGCATTTTCTTCTGCCGGATCTCCTGTCTTGACATTGGTCTCCAGCATTCCTGTCCACAGATCGGACATTTTACCAGGCTCCATTCCGGATGCCCTTTTGGGATGTTTTTCTTCATCGGCATCAGCAGGATGCCTCCGGTTTCGTTTTGGCCTCGCGGCCAGATCTTAACTTCTGCCATCGCTTTTCTCCCTTCCATAGAGTTTGTATTTGATACTTGATTCTGACCGGTTCATCTTCTCTGCGATCTCTCTGATTGTGAATCCCTGCTTCCGGAGCATCTTCATCTGGCTTACTTCGGTCTGCGTCCAGTTGTATTTGTGTAATATGTCATTCTTCCTTTTTTCTTTAAACCAGGGGTACTGCATGAACAGTGTGTCATCGGTTACTCTGGCCGCATTCCAATCTTCCGGATGTTCTTTCATGTATCTGATGATGTCCTGCTGCCGGTACATCACGTATGGCTTCTTTCGGACGCTTTTCAGTCCTTTTCGCTCCCAGTATTGGATTGTCCGGTTCTCAACTCCCAGGATCCGCGAGAGGGTGTTCCTGGTCAGCATGTCTGTGTTTGCCATGAATCCTCCGATACCGGTCCGCTGCCTTTTAAGAAAGACCGCATTTTCCGACCGGTTTAGCTTCCTGGCTACCGTGGCGAGCGGATATGTTTCTGTTAATTCTTCGAGCCGGATCAGTTCCTCCTGGCTCCATGCCCTTCCGCCCATCTAGGCACCTCCTTAGCTTCCGTCAAAGTTCGGAATAAATCTCTCATCTAGTTTCTTTCCGCACTTTGTGCAGACTTTATATTGCGTCTCGCCGCTCAGGTTGAAGTACGGCTCTTGTCTTCTGAACCACTCGCCATGGTGTCTGCAGAATAGCTGCGCGATCCACGGCTTTGGATTATTTACTCTGCTTTCCTGTTCCATTGACTTTCCTCCTTCTCCTGAACGATGCAGGTTTTCGATGCATCGGCAGACCGTGCATCTTGCGCCAGTTGTTTGTTAGGTTGCGCAGCGGCTTAGGCTTCGGCGCCATGGCTTTCGCGATTGCGCATGCTGCTTCATCTGTGCTAAATCCATACGTCGCCAGTGATTGAATTACCTGCTGCATTGGTAATGGTTCAGTTCCTCTACGACGTCTTTCAGTGGCTTTGTGTATACGTCATTCAGTTTCATCTCTCTACCTCCTATTCAAAGTACGCACGCCAATCGTCTACGACTGTCTTGGCCATGTCTTCTTTCCTGGCCAGCGCCTTGCCGATCATCTCATCCACGGTTCCTTCGGTCTCCAGGTCGATGTATGTGCATGTGTTTCTCTGACCGATTCGGTGGATCCTGGAGAGACTCTGCTCATACGTAGCGTAGTTGAAGTTCTTTGAATAGTAGACGCATGTATCTGCAGCTGTCAGGGTAACTCCGACGCCGAGGGTGTCGATCTGGCCGACGATGATCACGGTGTCCGGATCTTCCTGAAACTGTTTGATGATCGGTCCACGGTCTTCCTTCTTAATCGCTCCGTAGATGGCCACCTGCTTCTTTCCTGTCTTCTGGAAGGTCTTATCTATCATTTTCATGATGGCGGTTACTTCCGGGATAAACCTTGCGAAGATCACCAGCTTCTTTCCTGCGCCTAGTACGTAGTCCTCGATGATATCCTGGAGCGCATCCAGCTTCGCTGTGTTGACGAGCTCCGGCTTGTCGCTGTCGTCCGTGACCAGGAAACCTCCGGCCAGCTGCTGCAGTCTCAGGAGCCTTGTCAGTACGGTTGTGGCCGTGATTTTGTCTCCGTTGGATAACTCTGCATAGCTGCTTCGCTTGATCTGGTTGTATAAGTCTTTTTCCTTTTTGCCGAGCTGGACTTTTCTCTTTATGAACGTCTGCTCCGGCAGGTCGATTGCTTCTTCCTTCGTGATTCTGAATGCGATCGAGTGCTCTTTTCGGATCAGACCGTCCAGGTCTTTGTATCCGACGATCTGCTTCCGGTTGAATCCTCCCATGATCGCGTACCGGTTTCTGAATTGATAGAAGTTCCGGCCGAAGATCGAAGCGTCCAGGAACCGGTACTGACTCCATATGTCGATTGCATCATTCTGTACCGGTGTTCCGGAGAGGATGAGCTTGTACCTTGCCTGGTCTCCTAACTTATGTATTGCTTTGCTCTGCTCTGCGTCGTGCGTCTTGATTCGCTGGCTCTCATCGCATATGATCAGGTCAGCGTCGTATTCCTGGAGCTTTTCGAATAGTCCATCTCTCCAGGTTGATTCGTAGTTGATCACGGCGACCTTGAGCGCTTTGAACGGGAACGCCTGCAGGTCTTCAATCATTCGGATCCTCTGTTGCTTCGTTCCTAGAAGCGCCTTGCAGGTCACTTTGAAGTCTGCGACCTCTGCGATCTCTTTTGGCCAGACCGACACGACGGACGTTGGTGCGATTACCAGGACTCTCTGGATCGCGCCTTTTTCATATGCGGCTCCTGCGATGGCGATCGCAGTTCTGGTCTTGCCGCATCCCATTTCAAATAAAAGACCGAAGCCCTTATTTGTGTTGGCTGCCATTTACTTTCCTCCTTCACTTATTTGCTACCGGCTCCAGCTCCTGGAACTCGGCGCCATCCATCAGCTCTCTGTCTTTCAGGATGTCTTTTCCGCTTATGCTTCTGATTCCCTGGTATTCGTAGTCCTCATTCTGCCCGCGGTTGTATCGTTTGTTATATTCCGGATTCTGTAGCCGCTCGTATTTTCCACGCGTGGCCAGCGCTGTCCGGTTCAGCTTCTCTGCGATCAGTGTGAAATCGTAGCCTTCGTCTACCATGCGGCACAAGGTTTCCACCTCGTCCTCTGTCCATTTTCGGGGGGGGGCACCGCACGGGCTTCTTATTGATTCCAAGGTCTAGGATCCTGCGCTTGATGGCTCCTTCCGAACGTCTCAGCTCTGCTGCCAGGTCGCTGTATGTATATGTCCCTTTGCTGAGCAGGTACCGGAGCTTGTCGTCTTCCGTCTTCGTCCATGCTGCGTTGTGCTGGCCGTGAAGCTGCAGCTTTTTATAATCCGCCTTGCGCTTCACATCCACCCAGTCCGGTTCTGCTCCGAGACCGTATTTCTCGAACCGGGAGAAGTCTAGGATGCTCTTGTTATCCTCGGCCCATTTCCAGAATGCATCAATGTCGATCACCCTGAACCGGTTCTTCTTCACTACATGCCATTTGACCGGCAGTCCGTACCGGATCAGCCTGTCGCTGGTGTAGCCGAGCATGTTCTTTCCGTAGATTGCAAGCATGAGCTGATTCAGGGATATCCTTGTGTCTCCGGCCAGGTGCGCGCCGCATCCGAGCCGTTGCGCTCTGACGATGATTGCATTCTCCGATCGGCCGAGAGCCTTGGACAGTCCTTTGATGGAGACCGTGCCCCATTTATCCTGCAGGTAGGCTTCCTCTTTCTCGGTCCACTGTTTCTTCTTCCTGGGTGCATCAACGAGTTTTCTCATAGTCCAGGCACCTCGATTCTTTGAATGCGCGCGCCATCATCTGAGCTGTTTCGCCTTCGTAATTGCCACACATTCCTTCGTTATCAATATCCGCATAGACTCTCCTGAAGAAGTCATCAAATCTATTGTTTGCGTAGTCTTTTGCGAATTCCTTCGGAATCTCTAACTGTATGATCATCGTCTCCTGCCTCCCTTCGAGCTCATATGTGGGTAGTCGCGGTCTGCGTATGCTTCTCTGTCCCAGGAGAGCTTCTTTCCGCACCAGTGGCAGTGCGTGTGGCCGACCTGTGTTCTCTTGCCGCAAAGCGGGCAGGTGTAAAGCCCTGCTGCACGTCTGACTGCCATTGCTGGCTGTTCGTACTTCTGGCTCATCTCTGACGCCTGGGCTGTTGCTTTGCTGTAGTCTGCGACGATGTCCACTGCTTCTGTCAGCGCATCCAGGTCGTCGTTCCATGACTCTCCACCATATTCGCTCCGGGCGATCTCTTTGATTTTGCTCTTTGTGATCTCCAGCTGTTCGATGATTTCATCGTATGTCATAGTTGCCTCCTATTCTTCCTCGGTGTTTTCCTCATATTCGTCTTTTGATATGATTCGCACCTTTTCCTTCGGAACCTTGGCCATGCTGGCCATCGCCTCTAGCTGGCTGTCTGCGTATTTCTCAAAGTCAGCATTCTGCAGTCCTTCGATCGAGATCTCCACGATCGTGGCTGCGTATCCGGTAGTTCCTTCTCCTCCGTATAACTCTGCATCCTTTATCTCGAAGTAAATTCCGAGCGACATGCTTGCGTCTTTCATTTCAGTACCTCCTTCGGATCCGCGAGGCCGAACGTCAGGAGCGCCATGTTGGCTGCTCTTACCTGATGCTCGTAAAGGCTGCCCTGCACCGGGTATTTGACCAGGGCCTCCGGTTCCTTCTCGACTCGCATCTTATCTACGGCTCGCTGTGTTTCATCCAATCGCTGCCTGTAGCTTTCTATGGCCGGTGGCAGTCTCACGATCTTGGAGAGCTTGTCCAGCAGTTCCTTGCTGCAGTCTCCGATCATCATGTTCTTGCGCCGGTCGTACTTCATTGAGTTCCAGGATTTTATGATCGCCATCTGTGTGTTGTCCACTTCGATCAGCATGATCTTTCCATCCTTCATTGCCATCTTCAATCTTCGTTACCTCTTTTCTGCTTCCGATCTGAGCCAGGCACGCACTTGTGAAGCGCTGCTGGTACCCATCCGTCAGCTTGACTTCCATTCTGATTCCCATTGTCCTCACTCTTTCTCTGTGTAGAAGGTGTGCGCTCCGTGTGTGAATAACTTCTGCAGGTTCCTGCTATGCCAGGTGCTTTCGTCGCTGGCCTTTTCAAAGTAGAGGGCTCCTTGGCTTTCATCCCAGTGCTCTACTGTGATCAGCTCCATTGCCTTCATGCAGTCGGCATCCGGCTCCACCTTGTCATATCTGCCATTGCTCACCGGTGTGAATGCTCCATCCTGCATGATCACTTCTTCGATCGTGTCCGGGAATCTTGTATCCCATACTCGATTCAGAACCACCAGCATGACCAGCGCCTTGCCTTCTGTGTCCTCTGATTCAGCTTCAGCCATTGCGATCTTCTCTAGCAGGTAGGCGTCGTTTGCATCAAAGTCCATGCTATGTATCAGCCCTGTCCGCGTTTGCTCCTGGTAGAGCTTCCACTCTGCTTCCTGGTCCCTCTGGTACTGTTCCTGGTAGCCTCTGATCATCTGAGCTTCCTTCTCTGCCTCCTCACGCTCCCGCTGATGGTATGCATCTCTTTCTCGGCTCATCTGCTCGTATTCTTCCTGGGTGTACCATTGACCGTTCTCTGCCTGGAATCGATAGGGCTCATAGTCATCTGGATCCGGGAGTGGAGCTGCTATGCACCAGGCCCCCATGCCTGCGATAAGTACTCCGATGCAGATTCCTGGCACTGCCTTCCTCAATCTTCGGATGATTCGTTTCCGGCGTCTTCCTCTCTTTATTGTTTTATTGATCTTAGCTCTCATTGCTTTCCGGTGTTCATCCTCTGTCTGATACCTCTGCATCTTACTCACTTCCTTCTTATAAATTCTTTAATTTAGTAGTTGACTTCCGGAGCTGTTTATATTGCTCTCTAGGCTTGGCTGGGCCCGGCAGTCTGTGACAGGTTCTCCATAGGGTTGAAGAAGAACCTGTCCGCTGTTTGCTCCCTGAGTATTGTGTGGGGTAGCCGTATAGCTGTTGCCTGCAGTGCGGTCTGTTTCATCGCCGCCATCCGGGTGTATTGCGCACCCACCAGTCCATGCTCCGGATGTTCTCTCTCCTGGTGTTCTCATCTGCCTCCTAGCCGCCATTGTTTTACTTGGGCTCACGCTACCTCTCCCAATTACGACGGTTGGCCGCAGGCTCCGGTTATCCGCCGAGCGGATTTATTGCATCGGCTCCGCCAGACCAGACAGTTTTTATTGAGGTGTCATGCTTCCTCTTGCTTCTTATTCAGTTGTGTGTTTATGCCAGCGCTGCTGCTTTGGCTGTATCGTCAATGGCTTTCTGTGCTTCCATTCCGGCCATGAATGAGTTTGTCATCATTATGACGAGGGTTCTCTTTTCCTCCGGAACGTTCGCGAGGGTTGCTGCCATCTTCTCAGCGTCTCTGAGCTGCTCGGCTGTGTATCTCTTAGCTTTTGCCATGGTGTTTCCTCCTTCCGTTTGGTGCGTTGTTTTGTTGTCTCTGCGATTATTATATATTGCCAACGCGGTATCTGTCAATACTTTTTTGTTGCCTTTGCGATTTTTTGTTGACAGTGCGCTATTTTTAGCTTATAATTCAGGTGTGGAGGTGAGAAAATGAACATTGGCGATCGAATAAAAAAAGTAAGAAAATCGCTTGATTTGACGCAGGAAGCGTTCGCTACCAGAATTGGTTCTGTTCAGAATACGATTACTGGATATGAAAGTGGACGACGTAATCCGTCGGCTCCGGTGATCTCTCTTATTTGTAAAGAATTTAATGTCAATGAGGAATGGCTCCGAAATGGGACCGGTGAAATGTTTAACCCGGAACCGTGCGATGAGTTAGATTCTCTGGCTGATAAATTCAACCTGAGCCACGGCGAGTACATATTCCTTGAAAAATATTTGAAACTAAAACGCGAAGAGCGCGACAATGTGTTTGATTTTATTATGGATGTGTGCTCTGCGATCGGAGACTCTGGCGTTTCTGGTACCGCCGACGCCGCTCCTGGATCTTCGGTTCCTGATATCGACATCGATGCGGAAGTCGAAGCGTACCGGCAGCAGCTTGAACTTCAGAAAAAAGCGGCGGCAGAATCGTCTCTCTCCAGTGGTGGAAACGACGAAGGGGCAGGTAAAAAGGAGGCGTAGTCGTGGGATTCTTCAGCAGAATTTTCTCGCGGCAAGCCGAAGCCGAACCTGCGGCTCCAATCGTGAAGCTGCCGGGTGATCGCATCCTTCGGTATAAAATAACCGGAAAAAACCCAGGAACCAGAAGGCGCAACACGAGGCGCGTTCTTTGTGGATCCTGGGAGGCGATCTCCGATGTAGAAGCGCGTACAGGCTTACTTCCTCCGTTTACTCATGAGTTGGAAATGCCAGAAGTTACGGAGGCTCAGCTTGAGCTTATGAAAAAGTTAGGAGTTCCGATGCTTGATGGGATGTATCGCGCTGATGCGTCAGCTCTGATCCAGCACGCTCTTGACGAGAAGCCGCTGCTTCCAGACCGGGGCCTGCCGCGGCCAATACTTCAATTTTTAATCGATAACAAATTGCTTTTATCTTCCTGGCTGACTCTGTCAGATCTGGAAGATGAATTAGTGGAAAGTTTTCCCGGATTACGGGTTCTGATTAAGAATTGTAAATAAAAAAATCGCCCGGTGCTGCGAACACCAGGCGACCTGTTCTTCCTTGCGGAAGCTGTAAACTCTACGAATAAATTTTACAGCGTTTCCGATAAATCCGCAAGGGTTTATTTTTTATACTCTTTTTTGGGAGGTGAGACGATGAGGTTCTTTTCCTACGGACGAAAATCCGTATTTTCTGATAAATCAGATTCAATCGATAACCAGTTCCGGATGAACCGGGAATACTGCGAGTCGAAGTTTTCCGGCCAGGTGGATTCCTGGCAGCAGTTCTCTGATGAAGACTTCACTGGTGCGAATACGTCCCGGCCGGATCTGCAGCGCATGCTGTCTTTTATAAAGGGTGGCTTCTGCGATGTCCTGGTGGTCTATCAGCTGGATCGTCTTTCCAGGGACGTCCGGGACTTTGCGAACATTTACGCGCTCCTGGAGGAGCATGGCGTGATGTTCATCTCCATAAAGGAAAATATCGACACCACGACGCCGATCGGGCGCGCTATGATGTATGTCACGGTGGTCTTTGCTCAAATGGAACGTGAAACCATCGCGGCCCGTGTTACGGATAATATGCTGGGCCTTGCTAAAAAGGGATACTGGACCGGCGGCAATCCTCCGGTTGGCTACGTCAGGAAGCATATTGTTGTGAATGGGAAGAAGCACTGCTCCATCGAGGTGGATCCGGACGGGGCTCGCTATGTGACGCAGATCTTCGATACCTTCCTGGCTTATAACTGCAGCCTGCAGGGGATGGAGACGCGATTCAAAAATCAGGGCATCCGGACGCAGAGCGGGAAGTTCTTCTCGACCACGCAGCTGCATAAAATGCTGACCATGCCGTATTGTGTCGAGGCGACTCCGGAAGTGTACGACTTCTATGCCGCGAAGGGCTGCATCATGGATCCGGGCTCCCCGCGTGAAATGTGGGACGGATCTGTCGGTGTGATCATCTATGGCCGGTCAACCGAGAAAAACAAAAAGCACCAGGCGCAGCCGCCGGAGAAGTGGACCGTGTGCCTTGGAAAGCACAAGCCCTTCATGCCAGCCGAAAAATGGCTCGCGGTGCAGTCCCGGTTTACTCAGAATAAATGCATCAAGGATGCAAAGTGGCCGGTGCCTCTCCTGAAGGGCGTGCTCCGGTGCAAGTGCGGAAACCTGATGCAGGTCTCCAGAAAGAAAAAGGTCGACGGTACCTGTTCTTCCTGGTACTACTGCAGAAAGCGAATGAGGCAGGGTGTGGATGCCTGCGACATGGGGCAGATCAAATGCGATCTGCTGGATGAGGAAGTCCTGGAGCTGTTCCGTGGCATCACTGCGGATCCTGCCTTGATTCAGAAATTCGTCAAAGCGGAAGCTCCGGCCGATGTTCCTGATCTGAAGGCTGCGCAGGCTCGCGTGTCTGCCTGTGAGCGTAAAATCGGCCGCCTAGCTGCATCGTTAGCTCTGGCCGAGGATTCCGCTGCATCAAAGTATATCATCGCGGAAATGGAACGCCTGGACGTTGAGCTGGGGGCTCTGAAGCGTGAAGCCTCGCTGGCCGAGATGGAAAGCCACCGGGCTGCTGCCAGTGCGAAAGATGCCAAGGCCACAGCTGTGGAAATTGCGAAGCTGATTCATGGCTTAGAAGGCTTCGACGACAAAGAAAAAAACGCGATCGCTCGCGCTGTGATTCAGGAGTGTACTTGGGACGGGGAGCGGCTTTTTATTACGCTCTAAACCTCACTATTTCATAATGGTGGGGTTCCGCCCGCAATATAAAAAAGTGAATGTAAAATAAAGGAGGTGATTCAGCGTGGCTTGTAAAATTAAAACGCTCCTGCAGTGCAAGCACTGCAGGCATGATCTTGAGTTTGCGACGGTGTGTGGTAATCGTCGTGTGCCGCTTCTCTGGTGTCCGGACTGCGATATTTTGTATCAATATCTCGGTCCGGAAGAGGTGATCGTTGATCGTTCAGCGAGCGTTGAATATGTGCGCGCGCTTGCGAATGAATTCCTGGTTGAAATGTCATAATTACCACCAAAAACCGGCCGAGATCTTTGTGCAAATTACGGTTATAAATAACTTGAATAGTAGCGGCACCAGAGCTAATATACAGACAACCTAAAGGAAAGCAAATAAACGAATCGGAGGTCTTGGCTATGTATGAACAATCTTTACTTTGTGGAATTATGAATGATTGGTATGGAAGCATGGAGGATCTGTTCCAGGATCTGAAGCATTACGGATTCGAGGTTTTGGAATCCAACCGTGAAAGCATCACGGTATCCTGTGATGATGATGGCGATTATGTTCAGGTCGAGCTGGTTCTCGGTGGAACCGAGCGGACGATCGTTGTTGAAGATTTCAAAGAAATTTATCGCGAGGAGGCGTAAAAAATGAAAAATGTAAAAATCGAGTGGTGTGAAAATTTTATAAAATCTGTATTCAAGAAGCACGTTCCTTTTGAAAACGGCGGCATCGAGACTGGTTGTTTTTGGAGCATGGCAGAGCGTTCCGGTCTTTGGGAACGTGGAACGTATGGCACTCCGATGTCATCAGCTCTTGAAAAATTAACAAATGTCGATATCGTTTCTGATGATTCAGGAGCTTATCTCTACAGCGTGTTCAGATTGAAAAGCGCGGAGGCTTAGGCCTCCGGTATTAAACCGCCGATGGCAGGTCCGAAGCCCTGCAGGAAGAAGCGCGACGGATACCGTGGATTGATGTTCGACAAGTTTCCCTGGTTTTTAATGTGAAAGCCTGAAGGTCTAGCAGCCCCGCTGGACGTCCTCGTAAACCTTGCACCCGGCCACCGGCCAGAAAGGCGTCGCCTATGATTGTATAAATTCTATCCTGGGTTTTCTGCAGCTTCCCCGCGCAGCTTAATCGAAGCGCTCCACGGTAATCCTTTCAGAAAGGAATGAATCAAAATGTTTGACAAAGAAAAATTGAAACAGGCCATGAATGATCATGGCGATACAAATAAGGCGCTTGCGGTCTTCCTGGGTATGACTGCATCCAATTTCTCGACGATTTGGAACGGGCGGCAGCCATTCCAGCGCAAGCACATAGTCCGGATCGCGGTCCGGTATCAACTCTCCCCACAGGACGTGTGGGATATATTCTTCCTGGCCGATGCTGAGGCCATCAAAAAAGAAGCCAGAGAGGCTTGACCTCCCTGGCTTCTGTCTATGTTTCCGACATTGATGTCGGGATCATGCTTTGTGTCCGTATGCTGTGTTGAGGCTGATCCAGCCTGCTCCGGACTTTAATCTTCCCCATCCATTTTTCTTCTCTACGATCGTGAATGTTCCCTTGCCGGTGTACGCTCCGGTCCAGTCATAGTTTGTGCCTGGTCCTTTTCTGATGCGCAGATCTGAAATCGTGACGGTCCATTTCAGCTTTGATGGAGCTGCAGCAGGTGCGGTGGATCCACTACTTACCTTGTGGCCATATTTGCTGTTGAGGCTGATCCAGCCTGCTCCGGATTTGAGCTTGCCCCAGCCGCCCTTTTCTGCCACGATTGTGAATACTCCCTTGCCGGTGTATCCAGCCGAGTCATAGTTTGTGCCTGGTCCTTTTCTAATGTTCAAATCTGAGACCGTGACCTTATACGCATAGTTGACTGTCGTTGCTCCGGACGGAGCTGGTGCTGGAGCAGGTGCCGGTGTGTTATCCTCTGCTTCTGCAGACAGCTGCGCCTTGAACGTCTGCCACTTCTTATCATCGGATCCGTTCTCCAGGTTCCATCCTTTAATGCCGGGGCAGAGCTTGCCGGTAACGTCATAGTGACGGATTACTCTGCTAGCAGGGATTCCGTATACTTCCATGAGGTATCGTCCCAGCTTGGCTGCATTGGCGAGCGCAGCGTCTGTGAAGTACCAGTTATCGTCGTTCGGGTTTGTCACGCGGCCGGTCTTATTGGTGCTGCAGATCTCGATAGATATGCAGTTGTGGTTCGTAGCGACTCCATGGAGCTTGCCGCCCTTGTTTCCGTATGCGCTGCCGCCGACGGCCCAGCAGGAATATTTCTCCGGATCCGGATTGTACTGTACGATTTCCTCATCGTCTACGATGAAGTCCGCAGTTCCTCCAGCTTTTGGATTTGCAAACCAGGACGCTGTCGCTCTGGCCGATCCTTTTTTGCTCGTTACTCCGGCTGTGTAATGGTATACCAGGTACTTATCTTTCCCTCTGCCGGTTGAATACAGGCCGTGCGTCCCGGTCTGCTTGATGATGTTGATTTTCATGTTGGTTCCTCCTTCCGCGTCGTACTCTGTGAGTTCGTACTGTGTAACCAGTCGGTATGTGCTCTCGACGTAGCTGCTATCAGTCGCATATCCATCTGCCTTGATAAGCTGAAGGTATTTCTTTGGAGCTGTAACACCTTTCAGATTTTTGTACCTCGGCTTCTGAATAAATTCGAAGTAACCCTTTACGCCTTCCTCCATGCTGTCGTATACTCTGAAATTGTCCTTGATCGTTGTCAGAGTCCCTGGCGTATATTCCTCCTTCGTCTCCATGTTCACGCTCTTGCCCTTCCAGGTTGTCCCGCATTTCATTCCGAAGTAGTTATGATACTTGGATGCCAGCTTGCTCTCTCCCCATCCGGATTCCAGGATTGCCTGGGCGATGATGGGACTGTGTATCAGGATTCCGTATGCTTTCGCGTACTTCTGCACGTGCTTTGCTATGTCTTCGATGAATCTCTGCTGTTTCTCTGTGATTGCCATCTTGCATACCTCCTAAATAAAAAAGGGCAGCCTGGTGGCCGCCCTGGGTGCTTTGTGCTTCTTATTCCTCTGAATCGTCGGATCCAATGTTTGCGGAGTCGGTGAGTCCTTCTCCGATGATGTATGCCACGACGGATGCTCCGGCCATGATGAGTGCCGTTACCTGTGTGGCTGTGTTCTCTGCGCCTCCTGTGGCTACGATCATCATTGATACGAATGATGCCACTGCTGTCCAGAGTTTTCTGCTTGTCAGTTTTCTTTTCCAGTCGATGTTTTTCATGATGTTTGTTCTCCTTCCTCGATGATATGTTTCAGTGCTTGCTCGTTCAGAAAGTTCTTTTGTTCGTGCTTGACCTTCTGAGCGTAGTCCAGGGCTGCGTGCATGTCTCCATTGCAGTGTGCATCCGGGATTCTCTGCACGGCTCTGGCTGTGGCCTCTCCGAGCGCTATGGCTGCGTTCACGCTATTGATGATGCAGAGCTCATTCTTCTCTCTGATCTGTTCGCGTTCGTCCAGCTGTTTCTGGCGCTCCTCGCGTTCCTCTTTTTCATTGTCCGCGCGCTTCTTGAGATTCTGCTCGATGAGCCAGAAACAGAAGCCTGTGAACGCGGACGGAATGCTGGCGGCCACGACGATTGTTGTCATGTCCATTGGTTCCTACCTCCCTCCTGCATTTAATTTGTTGCAGCTTCTGCATGGCTGCTGGCCTGCCGGAATAAAATAAGCCACGCACTCGCCGCAGGTACCGAAGTACCGGCAGCTTTCCGTGCATGGCTCGTATGTCCTTCTGCAGGTGTTATCTGGATTCCGGTGTAGACACTGGAACCTCTGGCTCTTTCTTTGAGGCGATGATCTCCTGCATTTCTTCATCTGTGATCCATCCTCTCTTGACTGCGTTCTTCAGCATTGCTTCGGACGCGCGTCCTTCCTGGTATAATCTTTTCAGTCTTTCATACATTTTACTCACCTCCAAGAATCGCGAGCGTGATGTCGTCGACGCTCTGGTTGATCGACTCGATCTGCGCCTGCTGCTTTGTGACGGTCTTTGTCAGGATTTCCAGCTCTGATGGCTGTTCTCCGGATGCTTCCGCCTCCTTGGCGTTCTGGATCCAGGTCTCTGTGTCTGCTGCGACTGCTGCAGCGAGGCCTTCTCTGTAGATCGTGTCTACTGTGTAGCGGTCAAATGTGAAGTATTCCTGTGGCTCCTGGTCTTCTCCTGAAGCCTGGCGTGTGAATGGTCCCTGGATATTGTCATATAAAATGACGGTGCAGGATCTTCCTTCGATTGGCGGGAGCGCCTCAATTTCAAACTGCGACGCAGGCCTGATGTTGCTTTCTGTCTTCATCAGCGATTACTCCTTTCAGATGCTTAATATTAACAAACGGCCGCACCCACTTCTCGTAGAAGCGCTGGCTGTCTGAATTCACGATATATCCGATGTATGAAACCATGGCGTGCGCGTTCCGGATGGATGCGTATGCAGCTCTGGCGATCGTCCTGGCTTTCCGGCTGATCCTTAGCATGATCGACTTCCTGATGGTTGTCTTGTTCGGATGGAACTTGAAACCTAAGAAGTCAAGCGGGCGCTTGCTCAATATAAAGACCTGCCAGTTGTCCTTGACGGTCTGCTTCGTGGCTTTTACTTCGGCTTCGATGAATTCGAGAGCTTTGTGCAGTCGTCGTTTGCTTGAATCAAACAAGACCATGTCATCCACGTATCTCACGTTGTGCGCGGCTCCGGTTTTCTCGGCGACCTTGTGGTCGATGTCCTGAAAGAAAAAGTTACAGAACCATGGCGAGGTAAAGAGCCCGACCGGGATGCCTACCGCATCGGTCTCCGGCAGCAGTCTTTCGTGCGTTGCCATCGGCTGTTGAAAGCTCGCGATGATCCGATCTGCCAGGCGCAGGAACTTCTTATCTTTTATCCTGCGTTGCAGCTTCTTCCGGAGTTCTTCGTGGTTCATGGTTGGATAGCATTTTCGGACGTCCAGCTTCAGGACGTACTTGGTATGCTTCGGATCCTTCCTGATCCACTTCTCGATCGCGGTCTTTGCTCCGTGCGTTCCTTTTCCCGGTACGCATCCGCAGCTGAACGGATAGGCGCTATGCAGAACGATCTGTTTGAAAATGCGAACGAATGCGTGATGCACGCACTGATCTGGCCAGAATCGCGGGATTGCGATGTCTCTGGTCTTCTTCTGAATGCCATCGTTGATTCGTCGCATTGTGTACTTGGCCGGTATGAAGGTTTCCTCATCCAACATCCTCTGCAGCTCCAGCGCGTGTCCATCGATGTCCTCCAGGACCTTCTGGACCTCTTTGCGCTTCCGCTTATGTCTCGCCGCGTCCTTGATCGCTTCCTTCAGGTTGTCGATGTCTCGGACGTGCTCGAATAAGTGACCGACTCGCTTCGTGTATTTGATTGGTGGTAGCTTGTCTTGCTTTTGTGTATCTTCCATGAATGGATATCTCCTTTCAGACTCTCTTTGTTAGCCTCGCTGACTTTCCAGCTCCATTCCTGGCGTACTAACCAGCGCCATTCGCGGCCTATTTTTACCAAGGGGTAAGGAAGCGCACCTGCGGCATTATCTTAACGAATAAATCGATGATGCCATAAAAAATCGAGAATCTAACAAAGTGGGCGACCGCCGATGTTCCAGTTCAGATTACCCGTACCGTTGTTACAGTTCCGGTAGAAAGGTCCGGCATTCGTACCGTTGTTCACGTTAGCGCCAGAGATCACCAGCCGCGCGCAGTTGCGCTCCCTGTGTTTAGTTTTATTTATTGGCAGCAGGCGCCTTCGTCTTTGCGCCTGCCTGTTTTTCGGTTATGCTGCCGGTAGTTCCGGGGGATAAAGTTCCCCCGGTCCCCCTTTAAATGGCAGCCTTGCGGCAATGAGGGCGACCGCCGAAGTACCAGTTCAGACTACCCGTACCG